ATTAGAGCGTATCAAGAGAAGGTAATGTGGATAATACCCAAAACATTATCAGCTTTTGTACCGGCTACTCCGGGTTGGAGCTTGGAATCAAGCGAGCAGGCGTGGATGTTAGAACAGTCTGTTACTGCGAACGGGAAACTTATGTCCAAGCAGTATTGGTTAAAGCAATTGAAGAAGGTAGGCTGGATGAAGCGCCTATCTGGTCTGATTTGTCCACCTTCCCGGCATCAGAGTTTCGTGGAAAAATATCGGGACTCACTTGCGGATATCCATGCCAACCATTTAGTAGCTCAGGGAAAAGGAAAGGACAAGAAGACCCAAGACATCTTTGGCCTAAAATTAGGGAACACGCCAGGGCAATTGGAGTTCAGTGGATTTTTGCAGAAAACGTCGAAGGACATATCTCGCTTGGACTCTCCACAGTCATTAGTGATTTGGAAGAAGATGGTTACAAAGTGGCGGCAGGAATATTCTCAGCGGAAGAAGTTGGCGCTCCACACAGAAGAAAAAGAATTTTTATCTTGGGCAACTCCACAAGCGAGCGATCATGTGGAGGGAGCAAGGACATCACTGAAGTCCAACCAAAAGTGTTTGGGCAGGGATCTAAAGATGTGGCCCAGTCCACGAGCAGGGAATCCAGGCAGCAGAAAGCCGGGAACAGGTGGCAAGGTATTAGCGGAGGAAGCGAAGAGACATGCTGGCCTGCTAGACCAGGAGAAGAGCAATACGAATGGGAATCACCGAGAACAGTTGTCACCAGATTGGGTGGAAAGCCTTATGGGTCTTCCTACAGGAACAAGCGACTTGCGCTCTTGGGGAATGGAGTTGTCCCCCAGACCGCAGAACTAGCATGGCGTACTTTATGGAAAGAAATGGATAATGGAAATTGAGCAAATAACTTGGGATGAAATGCAAGAAGCTTGGTATCGTTTTTGGGGGAAGAATAAACTAGCGATTTCGGAAGATGGCGAGGTGTATCGAACAGATGTACCGAGAGTAATGCCGTGTCGCAAAACACTTGATTTTAGAAAAAATGCAAGCAAGAGAACAATGTTACCACGAGTTTAAGAATATGATTCATCGCTGGTCAGAGGAATCTGACATGGTGGATGAAGAGATCATTCAATGTATGGTGGATGCCGCGAAGGAGTACTATGATGAAGATGTCATAGCTTTTGAATGCGACATCGTACTTGATGATGAAGACGAGGAGGAAGAAGAATGAATATATACAAGCCAACAGGCGAGAAGGTGGAGAATTGGCCTCAATGGGTGAAGCGAGTGAGCGAGCAGAATACCGAGTTACTTGCTACTATTGCAGACCATGAGAAGAAAAACGCGGAACTTACCACTGAGGTGGAAGAGTTAAAGAGAAGATGTTGCGATGTTTGGAGGGAGTTGATGGAGGAGAAGGCAAAGCAATGAAGTGGGTTGATGGTGATGATGATTGGTCAATGGAACAACAGAAGTTATGGGCAAGGAAAAGCCCGGTGGGATGGTTAAGGTGTTGGAGATGTGGCAAGCAATGGAAAATATTTGAAGAAGAAACCTGCAATTGTAATGAACAGTGAAAGTACCACCGGGATACAATCCGATCTTTTGGAAAAAATACGGACGAGCGATATCCGAATCAGTTGTCGAATTACCGAAGTGCGACTTACGAAAGCTCGGGCCACCACCCTTGCAATTAAGCCCAGAGACGTTGGAGAGGATACGGAATGCTGGACAATTGGTGAAAAGGAAATCCCGTGTAACACGCTCGAAGAAGCGTTGATTGTAGGAATAGAGATATTAAATCGTGGGTAATCAGACTACAAACAACTACAAATGAAACATATATTATCACTTGGTGCAGGAGTTCAATCATCCGCGATGGCATTAATGGCAGCAAAAGGAGAGATTACACCGATGCCTGATTGCGCGATATTTAGTGATGTTGGTTCACCTAGTCATCCAGCAGAACCAAAGGGGGTTTATACATGGTTGAATTGGTTAGAAGAGCAACTTCCGTTTCCTGTTTACAGAGTTCGAGAGAAAGATGGATTGCTCGCAGATGTGGAAAAGGGAATCAAGGGGAGCAGATGTTCAAACCCTCCATTTTTTACAGAGACAGGATTACTTATGCGGACTTGTACCGCTGATTTTAAGATTCGACCGATTAATCGAAAGACTAAAGAGATTGCTGGATGGAAGGGTAGAAAGCCAAAAGAACCAATGGTAACTACTTGGATCGGCATCTCAAAGGACGAAATACAACGGATGAAAGAATCACGTGAGCCGTGGATCAAACATCGTTGGCCTTTAATAGAGATGGATATGCACAGGCATCATTGTTTGAAATGGATGAAGGATAATGGATACCCTAAACCTCCACGATCTGCTTGTTGGTTTTGCCCCTACCATTCCAATAAAGAATGGAAAAGATTAAAAGATGAAGAACCCGAAGAATTTGCAAAGGCAGTAGATTTAGACAAGCGAATCAGGGATGGCGTATATAATACCAAACAGAAACTATACCTTCACCGATCCCACCAGCCACTCGATGAAGTTGACTTGCGAACTGATACAGAAAAAGGGCAAAAAGAATTTGGATTTACACAAGAATGTGATGGGATGTGTGGCGTGTAATTATGGGTAAGATAACCTATGCTGATGAGATAGACGCGCGCTTTGGCGTACCTTGGACAGATGACTTTAAGTATGTAAAGGGAGAGTTGGAGTGTGCNTTNTCAGATGAGGAGATAGACANNCTNNCNGTACAAGATCCTGTACGNGCAGAAACACTTACACGCTTGCTTCTTGACCAACCCAATAGCGAGAAGGAAGATCCAATCGAATGGGGTTGGACTCTTCCTGGGTGGCGTAGAGTGATGGAAAATTGGGACTCCACAAAAATTCATATTATTTTAGGAGGCAATCGTTCATCCAAGACTACCTTCGCATCTCGCTTGCTTGTCCACTTAGCACAGAACATACCCGAAGCAGAGATACGTTCTTTGCATGTCAGTGAGGAAAGATCAATTTCTGATAGCCAACGTTATATCCACGAGAGCCTGCCTGCACGATACAAGAGAAGTAAGAAAAAAGGGACTAATCATTCACTGCAATACACTCAGAAGAATGGATTTAATGCAGGTAAAGCAATCCTTCCACCCACCACACCAGATGCCGAACGTGGGAGTACGATATACTTTAATAATTATCGGCAGTACATGGCAGACCCACAAATCTTTGAGGGATGGTCTGCACACTGTATTCATATGGATGAAGAATGCCCACAGAATATTTTTGAAACCTTAGTTGGTGGTAGAACAGTTGACTATCATGGACGTGTAATTTTAACATTTACGACCCTTCAAGGGTATACACCACTTGTAAATAGTTTGTTAAAAGGTGCGACTACAGTTAAGTCAAAATATAGCGAACTCATGGGGCGCGAATTGCCATTAGAGCAGGTGTCTGCAAATTGGCCCGATTGTCGCATCTATTATTTTTGGAGTGAGATGAGTCCTTTTGTGGATTATAAAGAACTTATTCGGACATACTCTAAGCAACCACAAGAGGTAAAGCTTGCTAGATTATACGGCATTCCATCAAAAAGCTTTGAGGGTAAATTCCCAAAGTTTCAGCGTGAGACAAATGTAATAGAACATAGCAAGATACCCTTTGTCCTCGACCCAACTGTAAATGTAACTCGTTACTTTATATGCGACCCAGGTGGGAGTAAACCTTGGGTTGGATTATGGGCAGGTGTGACAAAAGATAAGAAGATATATATCTATCGCGAGTTCCCTGACAGTACTATGGGGGCATGGGCAATCCCACACATCAATGGTGCTGGTAAGGCAGTGGGTAAACCTGGCCCTGGACAACGTCCTCTAGGATGGGGATACACAGATTACAAAGATTACTTTGAAGCACAGGAAGATGGTGAGGAAATGTTTGAGCGGATAGTTGACCCACGAATGGGAGCAGCCACAGTACGTACCAAGGAAGGGGAGAGTAATATAATTAATACAATGAGTAACATGGGATTTGTATTCCGTGCTGCACCGGGTGTGTCCATAGACTCTGGTATTG